CCTCGGCGTAGGCGCGGGCCACGCAGAGGACTGCCCCGAACGCCACGGCCAGGATGCGCGGGTCGATCCGCGAGATCGCCTGCTTGGCGATGTCGGTCGCCACCCACACCAGGAAGATCAACGCCCCGTCGCTGAAATCTACTGTCGGCATGTTCGGCCCTTTCCTACTTGGGCTTCAAGTCCTTGATAGCCTGCCTGAGATCAACTACGGCCACACCGAGTTTATCAATCGTCATATCGAGCTTGATGAACGTGACTTCCAGGGCGTCGCTTCGCCCTTTGGCGACGAGGGCGGTCTCTCTGACGATAGTGAGTTCGCCCAAGACTTTCGCGTCATTCGCCTGGAACTGACTCTGATTAGCCGCCTTGTTGTTCCAACTGAAAGCGTAGGCGCCACATACGAACAGGAACAGCATCCCCCAGGACGCCCATCGCATCTGGCCGCATGCGGTGCGGCAGACTTCACAGCCCCTGATCGTCACATGGCCGTTCGGCTCGTCGGGTATGGCGGCTCGCGGCATTCGTCGTCCCTTTCAGATCGGCAACTTCCCAGCGATTAGCCTCGTACGAGGAAGGTATTGCCGCTGGGATCGGTCTTCGGCGTGCCGGGCTTTGTGCGGTAGTAGATCTTCGTGAAGCCGAACGCTGCGAATTGTGCGAGCAGCCGCTGGAAGTACGCCTCGTCGACGTTGCAGTTGGGGAGTCTATCCTCGAAGCAGATCAGCTTTGTCTCGCCGAGGACTGGGCCCAGTGTCGGGATGACTTGCTCCTCCATCCCTTCGATGTCGATCGAGACGAACTCAAAACGGCCGCCAAACTGTGCAGCGATCTGTTCGCCCGTCACGCCCGCGACGAAGTACTGCTGCTTGACCCACTGGGCGATGTGGTGCTCAGTGAAGCAAGTCGTGATCTGTCCGAGCGCATCGTAGAGCGGGATGATTCCACCGACCGGGGAGATCGCAGCGTTCAGGGCCGAGACTCGCTGGAAGGGCATCAGCGTGCGCAGTAACGCATCGAAGTTGCGCGGGGAGGCCTCAACGCTTACGCCCTCCCAGCCAAGCTGAGCGAGCGCAAATGTATTGCTGCCGGTGACGCCGTCGAATGCTCCCAGGTCCAGGAATCGCGGCGGCTTCTCGATCTTGCTGACCGATTTGCTGCCAAAATACTCGAGCACCTGTCGCTGCTCTCCCCACTGAGAGTAGTCCTTCGAGATTCGCGCCGCAGCGAATTCTCTGCACATTGTCGACCTCTCTTTCAGATGCGGCACGGACTGCTTCAGGGTATCGAGGAGCCATTTCTGCTGAATCGTGATCACCTTCTCGACTGCAGCCGCCGCTTCGGCAGGCGAAGGAAGGTTGATACAGCAGCGATGGCCTTGCTGACACGAGTTCGGCCAGCTCGCTCCCTGCCACCAGCACGGGCGGCATTGTAGGTTCGTATAGCCGAAGTGGCCGGGGAAGCCCTCGGGCTCCGCGTCGAAGTGGAACATCGTTGTGGGAGTTGATCCGAAGAAGACGAGCGCGCGTGTATCGATCGCTCTCGCGAGAATCGGCAGAAAGCCCTCGCAGTCGATATGAAACAGCGCCTGCTTCATCAACTGCGCCGACTCTGTCAAAAAGAGCCCTCTCGCATCGAAAGCGCCGGGGATCTCCTTGTCGCGAGCATGCCCAATCTGGACGGCCATGAGTCCTCTCGCTTCGAGCTCTTCGGCCATACGAGCGAAAGCTCGCATTTCAGGCACTTTGACGTCGCCCGTGCCACCCTGTCCCGCGTGCAGCGTAACGTATCCGTATCGCTCGAGCTTACCGAGCGAGCGGATATACTGCAGCTTTTCGCTCTCGTCGATGGGCAGTTCGAAGTGGAGATCCTTCGGCGATACCTCTACTCCCCCCGTCCAGCTCATCAGATCGAACTGGGAGACCGCATAGTGCTCGCCGAGGAACCAATTCGACTTAGGGAACTCAGCGTAGTAGCTCGCGAATGGCTTCAGCTCCTGTAAGTTCTGCAACGCTCGAGCATAGAAGCGACTCGACGTCTTCGCGTACACACCAACGAGATACTGGAGATCGTAGAACAGATCGAAGTGCTCCCGTAGCGCTAGACATCCACGCTGCCATTCGATCCCCGACTGGGTGGTGATGACGGCATCAAGACCTTGATGCGCAAAGATCGCGTTGGCGACCTCGCTGTCCGCATAGGTATTCGTCGCGATGACGAGGACGAAGTCGTCTCGTTTACAGTGCTCGAGCAGACTGCGCTCGAGCGCTCGGGCGTAGGCGACCAGAACCAGCTTGTCGCCATATCCCCCCTGTCGATAGACGCAGACGAGCTCGCGCCCAGGGAACTTCTCCCTGAGCGCAGCGATCTGCTCTGGCACGCCTCTGAGTAGGTCACTTCGTTGCATTGCCGCGGCGCTCCTTCGGGGATGGTTTCGTTGATCGCACTTCGCCAGTCCGCGGGGAGATCTTTCGCAGCATCTTATCGTCGGGCTTACGCTGCATCGATTACTCCTCGTAGGGACGGGCAGCCGGAGACCCCGATGTCAACGGCCACCCGCCCACTACTGCGCCGCGGCAGGCGCGCCCTAGTATGTCGGATGCGTGGGCACTGTCGCGACGGGCGGCAGATTGCCCTTAGCGCTGTCGCCAGCGTAGCGAGGCTCGCACAGGAGGATCAGACCGCAGACGAGATCGTCGTTGGTATTCGTGGTGATGCGCAGACCGATGAAGGGATGATTCTGCGGGTCGGTCAGCTCCACGGGATGGATGTCGATCACGCCGACCTGCGGCGTGGAGCCATCACCCGTGAGGGTGATCGTTTTGCCGGTGATCGGCGCGGCGTTCGTGCCCGTTGCATTATCCGCTTCGAGCACGATGCAGACGGCGGTGTCAGCGGTAGCCAGCATGCACTGGAAGATCGCCATTGCGCTGTGGTAGTTCGCCATGCTCACGTAAGGATACGTGAGATCTGCGTCGGGGTTATTCGCCCCGAAGCTGGCGTCGACATAGGGGCCGATCTGAGCGACCGGCTTCAGATTCTGCGAAGGCGTGAACGACATATGCGGGCTCCTTGAGCAAATCGATGCAGGGGAAGCTGAGCGGGCTCCCGATGAGCCCGCCCAGCGATCGTTACACTACGGGGTCTGCGTGTTCTCGAGGCGCACGAACGGCGAGCACTCGTACCCCTGCGCGTCCTTGATCGTCGAGACGAGCCAGACCTGTCCGTCCATTCGCTGCGTGAACATCCAGGCGACCTCGCGCGACTCGAACGCGACGTGCTCGCTCGAATCGAGCATCAGCTCCTGGCGATCGGCGACCAGGTAATGCTTGAAGTCGTAGTAGCCGATGTCGCCGGAGTTGCCCAACGTCGGGCAGAAGGGCGACCAGAGCAGCGGCTTCCCGACGAGGGCGATCGGGGGCAGGTTCGTCTCGCCGACGGGCATCGCGCCGATCCAGACGAGCGGCGCCGATGTGCCGGTATTCTGCGCCATCTGCATGATCTCAGGCAGCACGGACGGGTGAGCGACCCAGCAGCCGCGAGACATCGACGGGATGTACATGCGGCTGAACATGTTGACGATGTCGACCCACTGGATCTTGTTGGTCGTCTTGCGCGTCTGCTTGTACATGGCGGGGCAGTTCAGGAAGCCCTGCGGGCGAGCGGCGCCGCTGCCGATGAAGAACGACTGGTCTTCGAAGTAGGCGAGGGCTGAGCTAAAGGCTTCCGTCAGGAACGCCTCGAGCGCGATGGCTGAATCTCGCAGCAAGTTGAGCGAGCTGAAAGTCAGCCCGCACAGGTCCTTGATCTTCAGCTCGATGCGGCCCAGAGCGCCGCGGGAGGGCGTGACCTTGACGCCTTCGGCTGGCCAGTAGCCCACCACGCCGCCGTGGACCATCCCGCCCGACATGTCCTGCCCGTCGAGCTTGGGGATGTAGAGCGTGTCGCTCTTCGTGGGGATCACGAACGCCCGCTGACGGACGATCGACTGCGGCAGAGCGAGGCGCATGACCTCCATGCGGAAGTCGGGGGCGACCAAGAATCCCCCCGCTGAGTCGACCGATTCGCCCATGTGCCCCGCCGTCAGCTTGATGTGGCCATGTTCGTCGAGGGAGAACTTGCCTCCCTGTCCGACGAGGCGGACGTCTTTGCCCTGGCCCATGTTGGCGGCTGCGATGGCGACCAGCTGCTCGCCGAAGCGACTGAAGCCGAGCGTGCCGTCGACCTCGCCGGTCTTGCCGAGGCCCGGCCGCTTGCCCGCATCGACGCCGGCGAGGCGATCGATCAACTGATTCATCTTCTGCAGAAGGGGATCGCTCGCCTCCTGCATCGCCTGCTTGACGGCGTCGTTGCGAATCGACTCGTCACTTGGCGGCTCGCACGCCTGTGCCTTGACGAGCAGAGCGACGGTGCTGGAGTCGAGATCCTGCACCGTATTCGCTTTGAACGTCATGAAATCCTGAGTCAGCTTGACTTTCATCGTCGACACCCTTTCAGTAGAGGTCACCAGTAGCGCGGGCGATCGCCAGAGCGAAGCGCGCGTCAATCGCAGCGAGCGTTTCAGTCGCCGCAGTACGTGCCGCATCGAAACGAGCGAGGGAGAGCTGGGAGGCAACGGAGGCAGCTTGCGTATGGAGCTGGTCAGTGAGCGACCTTACTTCCCGCGCAGAATCGACACGTAGCTGCTCCAGCGACTTGAACGCCTGCTCGAGCTGTGCGGCAGCTTTGAACAGATCGCTCGTCAGCCCCTGTTGCGTAAGGATTGCCAAGATCGCATGCACTTGCTCGCCCTCGCCAGCTTCGTCGAGCTCGAACTCGTCACACTCCCCCTTGAGATGAGCAATCGCAGCGGCCCAGTGATCGGCTTTCAGCGACAGAGAGGTCGGCGCCTTGAATAACGACGCCAGCTCCTCTGACAACATCCCCTTCGCCTGCTCTTGCACGAGCGCCTCAGTGTTGCAGGGGAGCGGAACGATGCTCGCTTCGAGAAGCTTCCAGCGACGCAGCACGTTCTGAACTTTGCCAGCCCTCCAACTCTCGTTTGCCTCCAGCTCTTTCTCCGTCGGGGGAGATTGCTCGAGACGAGAGAATCCGACGCTGATACCGCGCAGCACTTTGCTGCGGAGGCAATGCGCCACTTCGTTCGGGAACCAGCTCGCCTCTTTCGGATGGTCGGGGGGAGCGACGAGCGCATCGAACGTCGACTTGATGTGGTGCAGCGACACGTCCCAGTCGCGCCAGTTCCCGATGGGCATATCGCGCCAGCCGTGCGCAAAGAACGCGACGGGATTCTTTTCGAACGTCGACAAGTCCGCGCCACGAGGGACGAGGACTTCACAGTCCGCGTCGGGGGCGTCCGTAGAGATCTTCCCACGAAAGCTGCGGCAGAGTTCGTCGCCCGCATCTTTCGTCGACTTGATCGACTCCACATCGTCGATCGTATCAGCGCGGTAGAACAGCTCGCCGTCCTTGAGCCCAAACCGCTTGCGCCATCGCTTCGGCAGCTTAACCTCTCTCATCGTGGCGCTCCAGGGGGGATGGCGGCGTTTTGTCCAGCGGCAGCAGCACCGCGACGTTCGCTTGCGGGCTTACGAGCCCAGTCCTCGTGGATCTCTTGCTCACCGAGGTCATGGCGCACTTCCGAAGGAAGCAGGACGTCGTTGCGCAGGTATATCTCGTGCACTTCAGCTTTCACCTTTGCATCATCAGCGATCGGATTGTCAAAGGCTACGAAAAGCTTCGGTTGACGCCAGCGGGGGATGTAGTCTTGATTGAGCACACCTTGTTGACGCGCGCAACGAGGCAGCACCGCATGCTTCTGGTGTGAATACTCGGCAGTCTCCGCACTCGCCCTGCTCGAGCTGCTCATCTCCACCATCGGCAGCGGCACGCCGAATGTAGCGCAGATGAGTCCCTTGATCAGCGTCATGTACTGCGGCGCCATTAGCTCGCGCGGCGAGAAGCCGATGGGGGCGACATCGAGTCCGCCTTCGAGGATCGCCGGCGGGCCCTTCTTATCGATCCCCTGATGCCGCGACATCCAGCGGGCGACGAACTTCTCATAGTCGTCGTCGAGCATCAAGCCGTCGTATTTCAGAAAGAAGTCAGGGCGGGCGTCATTCTCGAGTAGTGCGCGATTGTACTTCATCATCAAGTTTTCGAGGATCGATGCAGCGTCTGCGGCTTGAAGCGGCGCGTAACCGTACAGCGGGTCCATCGGCGAGGGATAGCGATAGTGGATGACCTGTTCGGCTGGTATCCGCATTGACGCGGTCGATCTGCCGTACTCGTAGTGCTTGATACCTGACTCCCCCGGCACGATTCGAACGTATTGCGGTAGCAGTGGCCAGATCTCGCCGGGGAGGCCGAGCGCTGAGGGAATGATATACCAGTAAGCATTCCCCGTCAAGTCGAGACTGATCGACGTCAGCTCTGTCAGCTCGAAGCCGTTGTCGAGGAAGTTAGCGGTATGCAACAGCGTAAGTGCCGGATGCTCCGCCAGCTCGAGCAACTCCCCCGGGGAAGCGAGAGCGGCCCGAACGTTGTGATCGCGCCAGTTCGAGTGCTCGATCTCTTTGCGACGCTTCGCGCCAACCGCCTGTGGCTGCCAGCAATCGAGCAGCTTACGTCCCGGCGCGACGACCGTATAGATGCGGAGTGGGACGGATGCTACGGCCGTGCCGTTACGCTCGACGCACGCGTAGACCCATCCCTTGAAGCGCTGGACCAGCTCCTCCAGATTCGCTTTGGGATAGCGTGTCGAGCGTAGATTCAGTTGCCCGCCCAGTGTTGCGGCCACCAGATTCGCAAACGCCGCTTGAGATCGCGCCATCTGGGCGCTCGATGCGATCGTGGGCGCCCGCTTGAAGCGAGAGACGATGCTCTGCCAGATGCTCATATCAGTTGCCCCAGAAACGCGGTTGAGTGAGGCGTTCTGCGATCACCTCACCATAAGGCCGAGTATCTTGCTCTGCGGGAGTTGCAGCCCGCTTCTCGAAAGTTCTCACGCCAGGGGAGCCCATCGCACAGCACCCGCACCAAGTCATTACGACTGCGTCAGCACGGTCGGGGGATTTGATGCCGCGGGAGACCATCTGGTCTTTAGATTCCAGCCCGATTCGCTTTTCGTCCCAGTGCCAATGGCGGGAGCTCAGCTGCGAGAGGAGCGTTTCGTCCCGCTGCAACGATAACTCCCCCGCTTCAGCTGACTGTCGCACGTGCCACCACCATTCAGCGCTCGCGTTAGCGAATCGCTTGTCGTCGTGAGCCTTAGCGCCAGCGATCGCTTCGATCACAGGGAAGCCCTGCTTGCGAAGCTCGTCGTAGATGCCCGCGCCGAGACCGACGGTGTCTATTGCCGTTACTGGGCGCTTGCCCCCATTGCGCGCCCGACACGAGTCGATCGTATCGCCGATTATGACGCGGGCGGTGGCCAGATCAGTGTGCGCAAACGTCTTCAGTAGCGAGACGTGATTCCCCTCACGGCATGCGATATTGGTCTCAGCGCCACCGAATCGGGCAACGTCGACTCCGAGCCGCATAGGCCTCCCCCGCTCGGGCTCTCTGTCAGCTGCCTCCCGTGCGAGATGGAACGGGAGGATGCTCCAGTCATCTTCAGCGAACTCCCATTCGCCGTCCATATAGCGCCGCTGCCACTCGGCGGGGAAGTTCTGGCGCAGCATGTCCAGATATGCCGGGTCGAGTTTGGTGTTCTGCGCCGTACGTGCCAGCAGAAATAGAGTATTTGGCTTCGGCCTGCCTTCCATCTGTGGGCGCACAATCTCATCGTGTATCCACCCCCGCTCTGGATTGCACGTCAGCACACCCCGCATCCGCCACTGCGGCACTTCGATGCCTTTTTTGACGTTACGCCAGCGGAGTCGAGAGATGAGCCAAGTGTAAACTTCCCGTGGGAGATCTGTCGCCTCATCGACAAAGAATCCCGTCAGCTCCATCGACTTGATGCGGGAGAGGGGGTCTTCTTGTCGTGTCGTCTTCAATCCCCCCTCGAAGATGATGCTGCCGTTGATCAGCGCTCGATACATCGGCACGCTCTTGTGCGTCTCGGCGACGAGCTCTGGCGGGAGCACTGAATCGAGCGTGCGGGCAGTCGTAGCGAGATAGCTGGCGGACTCATAACGAGCGACGAGCACGTGTGCGCCGGGGAAGTCTAGACACAACTGAATCATCTCGCCACAACCGAACCACGACTTACCCCCGCCGACTGCACCACCATACACGATGAACTGTTCGGGCGCCGCGTGCCCGATCGCTTGCGTCTCGTGTGGAGTGTAGTAGTCGCTGAATTTGATTTCGCGAGAGCGTTGCGGACGGTTTCGTTTCGCTGCCCCGAGCAAATTGCCCGCTTGAAAAGGCACGCGTTACACTCCAGCGGGAGGGTCGACGACTGGGGGAGTCTCAGCGACTTGTTGCCTACTGTATGCGAGCAGCTTCCCTTCAACTTCGATATCGCCGCGATTAGGGCGGGGCACTGCGCTAATGATCTGTATCGTCACCTCGCCAGTGCTCTCATCGTCGAGCTCCAGCAGCGCCTGCTTGGGCATCAGCGGCACGAGGATCTTTTCACAAAAGCGCCAAGGTTCGTTCGTTATCGCGCGCCTGAAGAAGCTGCGCAGCTCTTCGCGCGTCTTGACTTCCCCGAGCACTTCGTCGAGCACTTCGAGCGCCTGCTTTCGACCCGTCACCGCATGTTTGTGTGCTGAGACGACGACTCCGTCGGCACGCCACTGATGCCCAGGCAAGAACTGCCCAGCGGGGGAGCGTGTCGACTCGTCCTCCACCATGCCCAATTCGACGGCCGTGGGGGTGTTCTTCGGGCGAGCCTTTCGCGTGGGCATCTTACCTCCCCTCCAGCTTATGCGTCGCCTTGACGAATGCGATCAGTAACATCTGGCATACGATCGCGCCGTCTTTGCCAGCGAACACCGGCATCACGTGATACTGTGCGCACAGCTCGATTAGCCGTGCGAGCGCGACGTGCCCGGGCAGTTCACATCGCGCGTGGCCGATCAGCAACGCCTGGGGAGTTGTATCGAGTATGAGCGCACGGCAGGGGAAGCGCTCGAGCCTCTCCAACTGCGATTCGAAGCGCTCACGGCCGGAAGTCAGACAACCAAACAAGTCGTCAAACCCCTTCCGCTCGATACGGATCGTGTCGGTGTAGCCGCGTACGCTATAGTCACCACAGTCAAGCGCCGCCTCGATCGAGTCGACATCGTGAAACAGGTAGCGTCGCTGCTCGCGTGTGTCGACGACGAGTGCGAAGCGTTCTCGACTGAGCGCCCTTTCCGCGGGGGAGGTCAGAGTAGCTGCACACATCGGGGTTTCCTTCAGATCGCCTCGTAAGAGTCTGCCGCGACGATTCATATTGCCATTGTCACTGAACTTCCCCTGGGACGACAACTTTATCTACGGAGATCACGTCAAGCGGCGTAGGGCCCGCTTGGTTCAGCGCTGTAACGCTTTACTAAACTCCAGGGGAGGTCACGCGAGCGCCTCGATTCAGCTCCCGCTTCTGATACAGAGCTTACTCCCCCGCCCAGTTTTGCAGCAACTCTGTTTTAGCCGCACTGGGTAGACCTAGTATTGTCGACGTGAGCTTAGTGGAGTTCGACGGGAAGTATAGGTATCCCCTTCCGCTTACACTCCTGTATAACCGTGAGTTTAGGGGCTGGCGGGGAAACCTAAGGGTATATCCCTCCCTGCTAGAGCTGTGTATCCTTGTTAATCCCCCCGCGGCTTATCAAGTAAGGTGATCTCACCAGAACTATACAGAACTATACAGAACTATACAGAACTATATAGTATTATATACTATTATATACTATTATATACTATTATATACTATTATATACTATTATATATTATTATAGAGTGTATCTATATTATATTGTATGAATACACATGAGTAGTTATCGGGTATACCCTTACCTAGCTTCCAACGCCCCAAAGCTCACGCTTTCAACACAGTAAAGCGTCGTGAATACTAGTGGAACGTTTACACACGTGTAGAGCGCTCAAAATTGTGTCCGCAGCGAGACAGCAGCCGATATGGCCCAGGGGGCATCCCCCCTCTCTAACTTTCCAATATTTATCTTTTTTTTTTGTTGACTTGGGGAGGGGGAAGGGTTATGATATGTATAGTAAAGTGTAAGGGGAGTAAGTGATGGGGAGATAAGGAGAGTTGAGATGAGTAAGGAAGTGAAGGAGAAGAGGGGTTGTTTGGTGGTGTGGGTGTTGGGGGATGGTAGGGAAGTGAAGAGGGAGAAGGTGGGGAATGTGAGGATTGGGTTGGGGGATGTGATGGAGAGGATGGAGGATGGATTGGGGATGAGTGTGGGATTGTGTGGGAAGGTGATGAGGGAAGAGAATGTAGGGAAGGAAGACCATGAGGAAGTGGTGAGAGTGGAAGTGATGAAGGAGATGGGGATGATAGGGGTGAAGAGGAATGAGAAGGTGATGGAAGTGAGAGTGGTGTGGAAGATGTGATAAGGAAGTGAACAAGTGGATAGATGTGATGTAGTGGGAGAGGGATAGGAGTTGGGAGGGCTCCTATCCCTATACCTTTATAGGAAGGTGTAGGGATAGGGGAGTATTATGGGGAGTAATAAAGGAGAGAGAGATGAGTATGGTATTGGTAGAGAGTAGGGATGTGTTGATTAGGGAGAGGTTGGAGGGTGACGGGAGGTTTGGTAAGGGGAGAGGTGTTAGTGATAGGGTAGTGTGGAGTGGGAAGGATGAGAGGTATGGTAAGTGTGGTGTGATTATAGAGAGGAATAGAGTATGGAGTGAGGATGGTGTGGGATATGGTATTGAGGATGTGGTGA